CAATTAGAACTTAATACCACTATGCACGGTATTTCTCAAACATATTATTTTCATAACGGAGTTGGTGACAATAATCAAACAAACCTAATTTTTAATAACATTGAATATACAAGGATGCCTATTGAAGCAACTGGATTTCAATTTAATGGTAAACAGTTACCAAGGCCAACATTAAAAATTTCTAATATTTTTGGGACAATAACAACTATTCTCTTAACACTTCCTCAAGGTTTAGAAGGTGCAAAGGTTACAAGAATAAGAACTTTAAGAAGATTTATTGATGATGCAAATTTTGAAGGTGGAGATATTTTGTTAGAAGACGGTTCTTTTCTATTGCAAGAAAATAGTAGTGTTACAGATCTTGAGTCGGGTGCAAATCCATTTGGTACTGCTGATCCTACAGCCTTATTTCCGTTAGAAGTATTTTTTATTGATCGTAAAGCTGCTGAAAACAGATCAAGTGTAGAATTTGAGCTTGCAGCAAGTTTTGATTTACAAGGAGTAAGATTGCCAAAACGTCAAATCTTACCTCAAGACTTTCCTGGTATTGGATCTTTCTTCTCATAATGTGGCAAGAACTCGCATTAAAACACGCACAAGAATCTGATCCTAAAGAATCTTGTGGTTTATTATTAATAAAAAAAGGGAAAGAGGTATATTTTCCTTGTAAAAATATAGCTCCTGATCCTACAGATCAATTTATTTTAGACCCACAAGATTATGCTGATGCAGAAGATCAAGGAGAAATAACTGCTGTAATTCATAGTCATCCTGTTACAAGTCCAGAACCAAGTCAAGCGGATAAAATAGCTTGCGAAAAATCAGGAATCAAATGGTGGATTGTACAACCAAATCTTAATAAGTGGACATCATTTGAGCCATGCGGATATAAAGCACCCTTAATAGGAAGAAAATGGGTTTTTGGTTTAACTGATTGTTGGAGTTTATGTCGTGATTGGTACGATCAAGAACTTGGTATTAAATTAAGAGATTGGGACAGACCAAATGACCACAATGATTTCCTTAAAAATCCAATGTTTAATGGATGTTATGAAGAAACAGGTTTTAGAGAATTACTACAAGAAGAAGAGTTAGAAAAAGGCGATTTATTATTAATGTCAATAGGCAGTAGCGGATTAAACCATATTGGTGTTTACTTAGGAGAGCAGACCGTTTTACATCATTTGCAAAATAGATTATCAAGTCGTGATTTATTAGATGAATGGTTGCTAAA